CTAGATATTTTTGAAAGTGCGTTAATTTCTTTGTAACTGCTTTGTAGAAGCTCTGGGTGATGTATTATTAAAGTATCTGTATTAATATCAGCTTCTAATTTTTTTAATTCTTCATCATCTTCATCATCTTCGTCACCCTCGTCATCTTCATCATCTTCATCATCTTCATCATCTTCATCATCTTCGTCATCTTCATTGCTATCCTTCTCGTCCTCGTATTTGTCATCTTTTTTATCAACTTCTTCGTCGTCATTCCCTTCCTTTCCCTTATTGTGTTCCGAATCTTTGCCTAAATATATATTTGCGTTGTCTTCTAGTATTTCACCCTCTTCTAAATCATCGATATCAGAGTTATTATCAGAATCAATTTCAAAATCATTATTTTGACCACTCTCACTTAAATTATCTCGTTCATAATTAATAACAGGTGACTCCTCATCGCTACCACTATCATCGTCATTTTGATAATAATCTTCTGGTTCACTCAAAGACATGGTGTTTGTAGGATCACCAATGTTTTTTTCTAAATCATTGTTGCTCATTTCTAAATCTGCTAAATCACTTGTGCTCATTATTATATTATTATAACAATAATATTTAATATTATTTCAATTTTTATTAATTACTATTACTTTTCCAAACAACGTTGCAATTTGAACAGATATATACATATTTTAAATTTGTATCGTCGTATCTCAAATAAATAACATCATTTTTCACTTGACTTTTACTCTCGTCACCTTCACTATATTTACTAGGACAAGTGGCATTTGGACAAGAAATATTGTTAATATGTGGCAAAGTAGGATCTAATTTTGTGTATTCATTTACCATATGATGATATGAAGCTGAGCTTGTTTTCAAATGGGTTTTTGATACACAAATATTTTTGGGATCTAATGATAATGAATCATTTTCATGTCCACATTTGCGACAATAATAAATAAGTTTATTTAAGTTTTCTCCACCGAGTCTTGTATAATACATATTTTGGCATTCCGTACAAAAGTGCATATTTAGTTTATTATATTATAATACATTACTTTTTTATTTCAATTTTTCGAATATTTATTTAAAAGACTTTCAAATTCTTCCAATGCCTTTGTATAATTTAATCTTGTTCTCATATTGTATGTTCTTACTGATTTAATTTCATCATTATCATCTGAATCTTTTAAAGCAATGATTTTTTTCTTAATTTTTTCTTGATTTTTTAAAACATGCTTTTTAATAAACGGTTCAAATAATAAAAAATTTTTTATTAATCTAGGAGTTATATTATTAATTGCTATTTCTAAATTTTTAAATTCTAAAATTTTATTGTAGGGGATAAAATCAGAGTGAGATTCTCTAAATCCAGGTTCACATAACAATGGTTTATTATGAAAAAGTGTTACTAATGTTAATAAAACTGTTTTGATAGTTTGACAAGATGTCCATTGTTCACCTTTCCATGTATTTAATATTGACAAACAAACCTTCCCTGTTCTGTATAAATTTGGATGAAAACGTGTTTTTCCGTCATTTGTCATATATTTAAGACTTGGTGGTTTAAAAGGATATTCGCCTGGAAAGTCAAATGTAAATAAATAAGCACCGCTGCTATATATTGTATCATCAGGACCCATTATACAAGCATATCCTTTCATTATATTTTGTTCATCGTGAATATAATAAATACCATGAGAAGTTAAAGGATTTTTTAGTATATCTTTTACATCTTTCAAAAGTCGTTTTTGTGCTGTGGGTGTAATAAAATTTTCGCTCATTTAATTAAATATATTTAGCAATGTTTAAATGATAACTAAATATAATTATTTTATTACCATGTATGTTGCGGTTAACCAATAAGTATTTGAATTATCATAAAATAAAATTGATATAAAACAATCTCATTCTATATACAATATCAAAATGACAACAAAAAAGAACTATGACACACTTCTACGTTCTTTTAAAACAAATGAATCAGAACATACTCACACCAGAATAGGTGATAAAACTATACAAATTTTTGGTGGAAAATATAACATAGACCACAATATTGAAAAATTTAACAAACAATATTATAAACACGTATTTGTAAAAGGAAATAAGGAATATTTAACTGAAAAACAATTGCATGATGGAGATGAACAGATTTTAATTGATTTAGATTTTAGATATAATATTGAAATCGAGGAGAGACAGCATACAGAGGAAACTTTGGAAGACTTGGTACAACTTTATATGGAAGAAATTGATAAATTAGCAAAATTAAAAGTAGATGAAAAAATTCCAATATTTATATCAGAAAAACCACATGTAAATAAGCAGTTAGAGGTCACAAAGGACGGTATCCATATGGTTATAGGAATTAAAATGCCCCATTCAATTCAAATGTTATTAAGAGAAAATGTTATGAAAAGAATAGATACTGTGCTTGGAGATTTGCCTCTTCAAAACAGTTATGAAGAAGTATTTGATAGAGGAATTTCAAAAGGAACAACAAATTGGCAAGTTTTTGGATCACGCAAACCTGGTAATGAATCTTATGCCTTAGTTAAATATTGGGATGTAAGCTTCGACGAAGATAGAGAATTAGATATTGAGGTTCATGATTTGGAAAAGCCAAAAAAAGACTTTTATTTAAATATAATACCAATTATTAGTGCTAGAAATAAAAATGCTTTAAAAGTTGATTTTAAAAAGGCGGCTTTGGATAATATAAATAGTCAATCAAAAAAAAAAATTAAAACAAAATATAAAAAGAAAATTAAAATCGTGGAAGGGGGTACTTTGCATGCTTTCGAGTCGATATCCAATGAAGAAGAATTAAATTCGATTATTGAAAAGTTGATGGAAGATTCTGAAGAAAACGATAGATTTGAAATCAAAGAAGCTCATGATTATGCTATGTGTTTAAATGAAGAATATTATGAACCGTATGAAAAATGGATGGATGTAGGATGGACACTATTTTGTGTTAATTATAGCTTGTTTCCAACATGGGTCGCGTTTTCTAAAAAATCTGATAAATTTAGCTTTGACAGTATCCCCGAAATGTTTGAATTGTGGAATAAAATGAAGAAAAAAGGAAAATCACTGGGCTCGTTGATTTTCTGGGCAAGGGATTGCAATCCAGTAAAATATAAAGAAATCAAAGAAAATACAATTAATTACTATATTAATAAAACTTTAGATGGTGAAACTGAATATGATATAGCTCGTGTCTTATATAAAATGTATAGCGATAAATATAAATGTGTAAGTGTGAAAAATAAAATATGGTATGAATATTTGGAAGGGCGGTGGCACGAAGTTGAAGAAGGAATTAGTTTAAGTTCGAAATTATCTACCACACTAAATCAAAAATATGTTGATAGAGAGCATGAACTTATTAACAAAGTTTGTACGATTCAAGACGAAGAAGAACGTGTAAAAACACAGCAACTGGTTGCTAAGATGGCAAATATTTCCAATAAATTAAGAAAGACTTCTTGGAAACGAAATATTATGACAGAGGCTGCTGTGCAATTTTATGATAAATATTTTATGAGCAAGCTTGACAGTAACCCAAATATTATTTGTTGTAATAATGGTGTTATTGATTTTGATAAAGGTGGTGTGTTTCGCAAAGGGAAACCGGAGGATTATGTTTCGCTTTGTACTAACATTAATTATGTTAAATATAACCCAGTTGATTCTGCACATGTTAAGATTAAAAATGCCATTGAAACATTCTTTAAACAATTATTTCCTAATCCAAATTTAAATCAATATATGTGGGAACACCTTGCTTCTATTTTAATAGGTAAAAATGTGAATCAAACATTTAATATGTATACTGGTTGTGGTAGAAATGGTAAATCAAAATTAGTAGAATTCATGTCAGCTCTTTTGGGGGATTATAAAGGAACTGTTCCAATTAGTTTGGTTACACAGAAACGTGGGCAAATAGGTGGAGTTTCACCAGAAGTAGCAAATCTAAAAGGTTTAAGGTATGCTGTAATGCAAGAACCTTCAAAAGGGATGCAGTTAAATGAAGGTGTTATGAAGGAATTAACAGGCGGCGACCCGGTTCAAGGCAGAAAATTATTTAGAGATGTCGTCACGTATATTCCACAATTTACTTTGGTAGTTTGTACAAATCATTTATTTGATATTAAAACGGATGATGATGGTACATGGCGTAGAATTAGGGTTTGTGATTTTGAATCGAAGTTTGTTTCCGATCCATCCACTAATCCAGAAGATCATGAATATTTGGTTGACAGAAAGATTGATGAAAACTTTGAACAATGGAGGGAGATTGCGTTTGGGATGTTGGTTGAAATAGCAATTAGAACAGGTGGAAAAGTAAAAGATTGTGATGCTGTTTTGGCGTCCAGTCAAAAATACAAAGCAACACAAGACCATTTTACAGCTTTCTTTGCCGAAAAGATTAGCAAATGTTGCGGGGACCAGTGTTCGTGTAATACGGGCAAATTAAGAGATAAATGTCGTATGAAAATGAGAGATGTATTAGAAGTATTTAAAACTTGGTATGTAGAATTATACGGTTCTAAACCTCCCTGTGGAAAAGATTTATATGATTTTCTAGAAAAAAAAATAGGAAAACCCACCAGAGGCAGAGGATACGTTGGATATAAATTATTACTAGATTTAGATTCCGATGATGAAGATTTTGAATCCAATAGTATTTAAAAGGCGTTTATTTAAAACGTGTTATAATAAATTTAATGTATTAATATTAAATTTATTAAATGAATTATTTGTTGATTTTACGAGATTTTCTTTTTTTGTGTATTTTACGTTTTCCGGTTACTGGTTTATTTTTTTTTGTTTTTTTTATTTTTTTTTTCTTAGTTTTTTTTCCTCCCATTGTTTCCCCTGTATTGTGGTATTTATGAAAACGATCAACAGCCGGTCCAAATTTAGGATTTACAGGTATACCACGCATCTTCTGTTTAATAAGATCCATAAAAGCCAGCTTTGTTTCTGTATTCCTACCTCTTGCTAAGTTTCTCTTTGTTTTCCTTGCCGTACGTTTGCGCTGGAGGCCTTGTATTTTAACTGCGGCTCTGTCATGTCGTCCCAATATCCAAGTAACAAATTCTATTTGGTCATCAATGGTTGGAGATGACACGTTATCGTATTCAAAATCCTTACCATCATAATATAACCACCCTGTTTCATGGGTTGATGTCGCTTGGGGTATTTTACCATCCCAGTTAGTAAAATTTTGTAGATGGGGTATAATTGACGAAGGCAATATTTTTGTTTTAAATCTGTCCTTTAATGAGTCCAAACGGATATTATCATTGTTGAATATTTCATGTTCGGCTAATCCTTTGCCGTGTTTCCAAAACCAGGTTCCAGAATCATTACGAGGATCTATTATCAACATGTTGTATCCCCATGACGAAGTTTCAGGACCATTGAAAGCAGTTTTTGCTAAAACCGGATCTATATCATATATTTTTTGTAATATATCTCTAATTTCGGTCAATAATGGTATTGAATACCGCCACCCTTGTTCTCTTTCTTTGCGTCTTATACCGTCAGGTGGAAATTCTAAATCAATCAAATCATGAAGAAATTTTTTATATTTATTCAAAGCTGATAAAAGTTGAACCAATAGTGTATCAACAGTCGTTTGTATATATCTTTTTGGTAACAACCGTAATCCTAATATTTTTCTTGATTCGTTTTCTAAATTTATTTTTTCTTCGTCGGTTAACGGTTTTTCAGCCCATTTTACTATTTCATCCCAGTCAGTTGTTTCTTTTGTTTCCTTTGTATGTAATGTGTTTTTTGGGTCTTCCATTATATATAATATATATAAATAAATAAGGGA